CTGTTGCACTTGTCCCTGCACCAGATTTTACTTGCGGCACAACAAAAGGTGCATAATGGAATGGGGTTGGGAAGTATGTGACTGTGCTATTTGGTGCTGTGATTGTTATATCTGTTGGGGGTGATTCAATGACTGGAGACATGTCCACATTTAGTGTGTAGTCCGTAATCATAAATAATGATCCTTGGGCAATTGATGCAGAGATGCGCCCTTTGATATAGCGCATTGTCAAAGTTCCAATAACCCATGGCGTATAGATTGCTGGATCAGGATTCCCTGTAAGCCATGTATCAATAAATGTATTCATTGATGGCACGCCAGATTGCCCATACCCAAGAGAAAGCCCAAGGACATCATACACGCGTAATTGCTCATCATAGCCAGCATCCTGCTGTGGCGTTGTGTATTCAATATATGAAACTGGATCAATGACCCAATCATCAATCCACTCCCATCCAGTGTAGGTGCCTCCAGTGTAGAAGTTGCCAACTTGATTGTTATCAGGAATTAGCATTCCGGCATAGTGCTCTTGAAGGCCAACCAATGTCCCACTCCATCCAACTTTCTCAACATCATGAATAATGTTGATGTTGAAGCTCTTCACAGTGAAATTTTGCAAAGTAATGTTGCGAGATAACTTATTTGAAATGTCCCGAGCGCGAATGCCAAACGCCCAAGCCCCTGGGGGAACTTCTGCATTTGTCATTTCTGTGCCACGAGCTGCCTCAGTCAACATGGAAAATAGTGACCAATCTGCAGTGCCAACTGGGGCATATGCAATATCAGTGTATGCATCTGGGACAAGATTCCAACTAAATGATACAACTTCTCCCGATTGCTGAACTGCAAACTGAGTTACATCATTGGGGTATCCCATTGGCCCTTGTATAGCATATGGCACTCCAGTGACATCTGACAGGGAATATAACCCTGCTATGTGTTGATTGAATGGCAGCAATTTTATGTAAATTGTAGAGCCAATTAAGGATTTGTCATAGGGGTATTTGAATAACCCATCATCAAGCCGAATAAATTGATCACCAATCACGTGCGCGCCATTGACTGTGTTAAATATTCCGCGCCTTGTATATGTGGTTAAATTATAAGCATTTGCCCCAGTCAAAGTTGCTGTGGAAAATGAAATGACCTCGCCAGCAACAAGAGCAAGGGTATTGTGTGCATCAGCATCACTAGTGGAGCCAGAAGATATAACTCCTTTGCTAATTGATAAATCAACTGAAAAAGTATCTGTTGTATCTGGATCAGAGCCAGCAGCAACATTGGCAGATAATGACCCATATCGTGATGGGCCATACATAGAGCCAACTTGCTTATAGGTTATATCATCTGTGCTAACCCAAACTTGACAACCACCCCACTCTGATGATGCACCAGATGTAGCAATCCACAGCTCATATCCCAAAGCAGTCAATGCACCAGGTGCATCAAAAATTATTGGAGTATTACACACACCAGGGTCAGCATTATAGGTAGATGTCCATCCGCCTGCATCTTGTGTTGGGTAGGCGGTGGCAGTAGCATTGTTATCAAGATAATCTTCAGCAATTATGGTGAGCTGCTCATCTTCATCTTCTTCAATATCAATAATGCGTACAACATGATGATCTAGGCCAATTGCCAAATCTGTGATTGTGACCAAATCCATTGGTTCAAGGCGCGCATACTTCCAACTCACCTTAAATGTAAATTGGTTGCGTAGATATAACACACGTTGAAGCAGAACTTGCGCAACACTCCTAGCAACAATGCCATCAGTGATGTAATCATAATTAAGAGGCTGGACAGGGCGCAATCCATAAAGGTCAATGTTGCTTTGATCTTTTGCTTCTGTAATATTTTGGTTGTACTGGTTCACCCGATCTTTAAACTGCACTTGCACTTGATTGAATGCGTCTGCTGGGGTGCCACGCGTAATTTGAATTGGATCAACTGTGCCATCAGAGATAAAATCATCATCAGACAAATCATATTGTGGCGTTGTGTTTGGGGTAAATGTTATCCCGTTCCCTGTAACTGGTGTATCGCCATATGGAATAATTTTCAGCATGCCATCTGACCACACAGGGGCAGAATTGCAGATTTCACAGACCTTGCTTACAAAGTCACTTGCCTGAATCTGTCCTGTGAGCGCTGGTGATAAGAAGAATCCATTGGCAATACAATAATCAGAAAATGATGCAAATGAGTCAATTGGGAATGCAGCATCAACTCCATATATTGGATTGGTGAGAAAATCAGTAACAATGTCCTTTGGATTGGCGCCTGTGATTCTCAATGTTGCAGATATTGACCCAGACCCAGCTGTGTGGAAGGTCATTGATGCAACAGGGGTGAGTGGCGATGGCCTTATTGATAGCGATAGCTGAAATGTATTTGCAGTTGGGTTGTTAATATAATAATCAGCATTTGGATCAACTGCAGTATAAATGTGGTATCCATTATTGTATGTTGGATATGTTCCTGTGCTTGCTATGCGCACAACTTGATTCTGGGTGAATCCGTGTGCTGTGCTATTTATTGTCGGGCTATCGCTGCCAACAAATGTACAAGTCTTTGGAGTTTGTCCTGCAGAGCCATATTGATATTTGCCCCTAATTTCAAATGAGTGATTTGGCAATTGAGCTGTGTCAGTGAGCAAATATGCGCTGCTATAAACTGAAGCAACACCCGAGTATCCAATTGCTTGCCCAGCATGGTTGGTTGTTAGATAGCCCCAAATGCCCTGTGGGTAACTTCCTGCAACAAACGTCAAGCCCAAAAGAGCCAATGTCGTTAGGTTCTTGCCTGCCCACACAGATGCCACGCCATTGATTGGGCCTTCGCACAAGCCCAAATATCCTGCTGCCTGATAAGAGTATGTTGTTTGTGATACGCCGCCACCACCTTTGCCGCCAGAACTCTTGGTGTGAGGAATAGCTTTGAAGTCAGCAAACCAAAGAAGGTTGGCTTGGATGCGCTGCTGCCCCCAAACAATCGGGATAGGCAAGCCATATGTTGAGGTCTGTATCTGCAGGCCTGCAATGACTGGTGATGATATATTTGCTCCGCCACCCATGTTAATCTTTCACCAATGAAAAGAATCTAACTTCACGACCAACAAACTGCCCTTCATCTCCATTCCCAAGAACAATCATCCCAGACATTTGGTGAGCGTGGATTATCTGCGGCCAATCAATCACAATTGCTGCATGGCTGAATATGCGTCCAAATCTCCAAACTGCAACATCCCCCATTTTTGGTTTATAGACTTCATTGCCATATCTTGATATTATGTCAAGCACAGTTTCTTCATTCCTGTGCATCATGATATCTTGTGGGTAATAAATTATATCATCACCTGAAATGCTAGTTATGCCAACAGCATTAAATACACCAACAAGAAAGAATACACAATCTGTACCAGCACCCTTAACACAGGCGCGATGGTGCCAAGGGGTGCGCAACCAAGTCAATGCTTCTGTCACAATTGCTTCACGCATTTTAAGCTCGTTTTGCATTGTGTGTTCCTTTGCGCAATTTATTCCTTTGGATAAGTGCCAACCTGTTGGCTTCACACCCCCAATAATTCTTCATTGCTTTAGATGCAGCTGCATGTAATTTTTCTTTATGCTTCTGAGTTATGGGTTGACCAATTTTGCTTCTGTTGCCAATGCCATTCTTATTCCCTATCATCCAAGGTTTTGGCTTACCAATTTGTGACATTGAATTTGATGTGCCAATTTTCAATTTTGTTTCAGAAGAGTGATTATGTCCAGACAATCCCTCACCGCCATTTGTCAGGTTGGCCAATTTATGGCCTTGATTCCTACACCATTCAATCATCCAAATCTCACAGTCAAATGCGTGCTGCTCTGACTGACATGGGTGAATGTAAATTGTGATGTTTTCTTTCCCATATTTGGCGATGATATTTTTATAGTAATTATTTCTTCCAACCTTTTTGCCAAATGCATATGCCCGTTTGCCACTTCCCTTCCCAACATAGAATGGCTCACCTGATGGCCTACAGTGCACATAAATGTAAAATTGATTACTCATGTTAACACATCCGGTGCAGGTATATATGGGAAGCCTCTGTATCGGGCAAGGTTGCCATAACCACTACAAGTGGCCTGTTGCTTATCACACCCGTGAAAGGCATTAAATGCATCTGATGTTGCGGGCGCTGTCGGGAATTCATTCATTAAGGTAATTTGCCCACTGGCAAGTGTATATGATTTTATAGTCCTGCTCAATCCTGCATTCACACCGCTGGTATAGGTTATATATCCAAGGTTGAAATACTTATCAGGATTTGTCAATGTAGAGTTGATCACCAAAGCGGTGCTGCCTGCACTAGTTGCTCCGGCAACAGCAGTGCGCGCAAGACCACAGCCAGTATCATATAGCGTATTGATACACCCAGGTTGCCATACATTGCGCGGCATTTGGATGTTGAGAAGTTCTAGCGTGCTAGTGACATTTATCTTTACTTCTGTGCGCCCAATATCTATCTGCCCAGCATTGCCACTGAACAAAAGAAGGGTGCCAACTACTTGGCCCCACACCTGCATAAAGGCGCGATCAAGCTGAATAGTGGCACCATCAAATGCACCAAGCACAGCAGCAACTTTAAGTGATTGCCCACCAATTAGAGTAGTGGAATCACCATACAATGATAAATCAAGTGAATCAACCTTCACCCCAACAACAGATTTTATTTTGCTGCGTTGGAACTGAATGCTGTTGCTCAAATATGTGTACCCACCATATGTGATGTTCACATCTGATGATGTAAGGTATGAAACTGATCCATCCTTTAGCGTGATGGTGAGAAGGTCTGCCATCAATATCTGTGCATCTGAGCCCAGAAGCGCAATCAAAGGTGCGCTAGCAGTTTTCATATCTTATTCCCGAGGCATCCATACAAGTCCAAAGATTTTATGAACCACAACTGATACATAAAATTTTCAAACTCATTTGAATCAGCAACAAATCGGCAACGATAGTAATATGTCCCTGTCCATGTAATGACAACAGCTGCTAATGGTGCGGTTGTGAATGTTATCAACCCATAGCTGTCTATTGTGTAGGCTGTAGTTGCTACGCCATTTAGATACACACCAGCTATGGCATTCACATTCATTACTGGTTCAGTGTTGGCGCCATAAGCACGCACCAGCTGGAATTTAGTGGTGGTGCCATCTCCTACTCCAAGTGCTTGTGCAGTCACAGAATTGTCTGTTGGGTCAGAATATAGAAAGTTGTCAAATGAACCCTGCATAAGATTGAACAAGCCAATCAGCTGCTGAAGTTCTGGCAGGGCTGTTGTGGCGCGCAATATCTCGTAGGTGAGCTTGATTTGATATATTGGATAGGAGAAAAATGAGCTGCGATATTCCTTGCCACTTGCAGCACTTTGAATCTTGGTGCGCCACTGCGGTATCTTGATCATGCTCCAACCAAGGCCAGGCAGAGTTGGGAATACTTGATTGCTCATGCCTTGGCTCCTGTATTAAATGCGCGCACTTGTTTGCGCAAGCTATTCACTAACTGTTTGCCATTTTGATCAAATAATCGTTTCACGCTTTGGGCATCAGTAGCATGAATGTGAATCTGCATTCCATTTGCGCCTCCTCCTTCAACCATATCACGCAATGGCGCAGCAACGTGTGCAGGTAAAATTGTTTCACCCCTGTGAACAAAGTTCAAGCGATCTGCACCAACATTCCATTCACCTCCAGCAGAGGAGTGAATCAATGACTTTGCACCTAGAATAAGTGCCATTGTAGCAGCAAATGCCCCAATTGCCAACCCAGGGCCAACTATCGGGACAGCTGCCACAGATGCTGCTGCTGCGGATGCGCCCTCGGCAGCATTGGCACCAACCACAGCTGTCGCCTCTGTGGCTTTAGTTGTTGCTGCTAATGTAGCCCCTGTAGCATTTGATGCTGCAACAGCTGCATTCTTTGCATTGGTGGCAAATAACATCATTGCCTCGTCAGCCAACCAAGTGGTTACGCGCTTCACCCCCATGTTAACAAATTCAGCAACAATTGATTGCCCGATATTTGCCAATGCCTTTTGCATGGTAGTGGTTCCCATGATGATGCCAGATATTGATTTATCAAATGCACTAGCAATTGGCGCAAAATATCCTTCCCATTGTTTTTTGGATGCAAGCGCTGCCTTGTTTATTGTATCTTGCTTTTTAACTTCGGCTGCATCCTGTATTGCTTGCATCTGATCCAGCAATTTTTGCAGAGCAACCGGACTATGATTTGGATCATTTTGCATTGCAGTAATGCGCGTTGCCATTCCCTTTTCAGCAATAGCAGTCTTTTGATCTTCAAATGCCTGAAGCTGAACAAGCTCTTGCTGACGGCTGATTGTCCCCATATTAAATGCTTGGGTGACTGCTTGCATTTTCATGTTAACTGCATCAGTGTCAATTTTTTGCTGCTCTTGTGTTGCCATTTGAGCAAGCTGAGTTTGCTCTTTGTAGCTGCTCTTCAGGTCAGAGATGGTAGCAGCATTGATGCGAGTTCTGATTGCTTGCATATCGCGCTCATTTCCTTGAGCCAGCGCAAGCTTCTGTTGCCAGAATGCCTCCTCTTCTGCCTTTGACATCTCGCGGCCATTGTGCTCTTGGATGTATGTCGCCTTGGCAGCTTCAAGCTCAGCAGCATATTCCCCCATATGCGATTTCTGTGCTGCTGCCTTTTTAGTTTTTGGGTGCTCAACCTTATCAAGTTCCACCTGCAACTTTTGAATTGCTGCCACCTCACGATCTAACTCAGCAGGATCAATTGGGCCATTTTTGCCATCAACATTGTCCTGTAGTTTCTTGATCTCAAGCATCAACTCGCGCTCATGGGACAAAGCAGGGTTGACCTTATCAGCTATTTGCTGGGCATCAAAGCTCGCTTGGTTGTTAACTGCTGTGCTGTGTTTTATTTCTGCTTGCTGTTTGTCATATCCAATTTGCGCTTGTGCAAATGCAAGGCGTTGCTTATCAATTGCCAGCGATGATTCATCAATAGCATTTAAGCTGCCAGATGACTTTTTGCGTGCCTCAAGCATTGCAATAGCACCCTCAAGCCTTTGGATGCCAGCCTTGGTATTATCTGCCTCAACTGTAAAGAATGACATTGCATGAGTCAAAGACTCCCAATCATCCTTTGCTTGCTTTGCTAGTCCGGCAAAGAACCCGAGTTCGGCGTTCACCCCTTTCATGGAATCACGATATTTGTCAGACAAGAATGCTGCTGCTTCTGCCTGTTTACCTTCCTGCACCAACTGCTCAATATGCGCCATCTCTGATCCAGTCAGCAAATGGTATTGTGCTTCCAACTCCTTTGCACCTTTGACTGGATCAGAGAATATTTTGATTCCCCATGCTGCTGATTTGCTAGCTGTGTCGCCTGTTATTGATGAATAGCGCGCAATTGCACTTGAGACAGAATCAAAAGCAGCAGCACCAATCTTCCCTGAGCTGATCAAATCTGTTTCCATCTGGACTGCTGCCCCAGATGACATATTACTTGAGTTGGATATTGCATCACTAAGTGCAAGAACTGATGCACTTGTCTGGTCTGAAAAATTGCTAGTTTCAACAAGTGCATTGTTGATGTTCTTTATCTCTTGCTGCCCTTTCTCAAAGGCAATTGCAAGCATAGCAAACGCAGCAGTGAGCTCAATTGCTAGGCCAAGTGGCCCAAACATGATCCCTGTCATCTGCTTGAATAAGCCATTCAAGCTTCCTGCGCGATCTGCAAGAACCATCAATGAGCCAGGGATTCTTGAAAAATTTCCTTGCAGCATTTCATGTGCAAGGACAATTATCTCACGGCGTTGACCTACTGTGGAGTGTGCAACCTTGTCACCAGCATGCGCTGCTTCTTCTGCTGATGATTTGATCCGGTTGTATGCGGTGTCTGCTGATGAGTCAAGCCCAAGCATAGCCTCTGAGACTTGACCTGTTACTTTTGCTGCTGCTTCTGAATTTGTTTGAACTACTGCAATTGCTTGCCCCATATTCTCGGTGGCAGTAGTCATTGCTGCTTGTACTTCTGACATGCTGCTGGCTGTGGCAATCTTCTTCATCGCCTCATCATAGGATGTGGCAACTTGCGCAACAGCATCAGTGAATGATTTTGTGTCTGCTGAAAACTTTATGCTGACTTCATCATTATTAGCCATTTTTTAATCCACCCATAGCTTTCACAAAATCATCAAGAGTGCCCATCTCATCAGTCTTGCTTGCAACAGGCTTATGCCCTAGATATGCCGCCACCAACTGATGCAATGGAGGGTTATCATTCCAATAATCCTTCATTGCATCAAGGCGTGGGAGTGTCATGTGTTCATCAATATACTCCCATGTCCAGCCAAAGCAAGTTGCCAAGTGGCAGTAGAGATAGTCCCACCCATCCCCACTGCCAGCTATTCCCCCGATGTTGCCTTTGCCTCCACCATCCCACAAATCTCTGGAACTTGCCCGATGGCAGCGGCAATTTCTGCCATCCCAATTGGCATGGCTTCAATATCAGCAATAGATTTCCCGAGGAGCAAAGAGAATATGATGGCTGATTGCTCCATCATTAAATCTTGATTCTCTCTGTCCTTGCTGATGGTGTTGAATGCTGCCATGATCTTGCGAAGATTGCCAAATGCTGGCGGATCAACTTCAAACTCTTTTCTGCCTAATGTTATTTTGCTCATTTCATTCTCCGTTGCTTGTTAATTACTCAGCCAGCGTCAAGGTGCCGACATTGTTGGCTGCATCAGCAAAGCAGTCAAAGTCAACTTCAGGAACTGTGAAGTCATCAAGCTTTGTTGCAAATGACATCTTGCCGGCAATGCCTTGTGGGAAGCGTGCAGTGAGTTGTTTGCCTGCATATGGCACAACCACATCAAGCGCAACAGTTGGAGTTGAACCCAACAGTTGGTTGGTGATGCTGATCTTTTGGCCTGTGGTGACGGTGTAGCGATAGTCAATGAACACAAGCAGCCCTGTATCAGCAGAAGCAAAGGTGTACACACCTGCTGCCACAGAATATTGTCCTGTGGTTGGGGTGCTGGCAACTCGGGTCATCGGCACCCCATTGTGATCACGCACACCAAGGTCAGCAGCCCATATACCGCTGGATGGAGGGGCTGGTGTGATTGTCCATGGCGTTGCTGCTGGAATTGCTGTTCCACTCACATCTTGATAGATGCCTTCTTGCCCTGTGGTCAGCGTTTGGCCAAAGAAGGCATTGTTGAAGAGTGCACCATTCACTTGCCCAAAGTGTGCCTTCAGGCTTACTTTGCCTTTGCCCCGACCAACAGCCAATGGCATTTGGCTAGTGCCATAAAGCATTTTGGTGTCAAATGACAGATCACATGAAATATCCTGGCAAGCCAAAAACTTGACAGGGGTTGGGTTGACAACTGCATTACCAGCAGCATCAATCAATGGTGTTGCGTAAATTGCACCACTTCCAAATAAGAATTGCATGATGTATCTCCTTGCGTTAGTTGCTGCTGTTAAACTTCTTTATTGCTGCTGAATGACTTTGTTGGCTGAGGTGAAATTCTTTCAAAGCCAAATCCCCAAAGATTGTTCGTAACCTTTTCATCAGGGATGTCAACAGCGCCATCTCTTGGCTGATAAACTTTGCCATCAGCATCGCGTATCTCTCCTTTGAATGTTGCTGGAACTTTCAGTTTCATGATTGACTCCTTTAGTAAACTATAATTTCAACAGGGATAATTGCAAATGCCTGATCACCCAATACCCCTTCATCAGTTTCAATTGTTCCAGATATTCTGGCAACATGAACCAAGCCGCCAAGTGTTTGCGGATTCACTCCGCCAACAGGATCAAACAGACTTGTCACTGCATCCAAAATCGGGTTGAGCAGACTAGATGCAATTGTGTCAGGGTTGCCTGTGCTATTTACATATACCACTAAATCCACATCCAGCTTCCAAGATGCTGGCACACCAGTCTTTTGAACTGGGGTTTCCCTTCTTTGGACTTGGCTCAGCACAGGTTGCTGATCAGCGCTGTATTCACTCCATGGCTTATAGCGGCGTGATGTTGTTTTAAACCCTGTTGCTGCTGATACAAGTGCAAAGAGCGCAGCATAAATTGTTTCACGTGGCTGATTCATAATTTCATTGCAGCCATAACAGCATCAGCAAGCCTAGTCCGAATTGTCCCTGTTTGCTCGCGCAACGTTGAGCGCAAATATGATCTTTCTGGCATTACCATATTCCGAGTAAATGAGCGCACCTGTATCTCGCCAGTGCTTTTTCCATACCTGCCAGTTTGTGCTACGTGCTTGCTGATTGTTCCAAATTTGTTCTTGTAGGTCTTTGTTGCCATTGCCATCTGCATTCTGCTACGCCGAATATGAGCACTCACTGTTTCTTCGTCATCAAACCCATACTCATGAATTGCTGCATAAATGACATTTGTGCCAACAGATTCAGAAATATTCTCACCTGTATCTGTCACCTTGATGTTGATGCTATCGCGCAGCAACCCAGTGCGATTGTGCAGCACAGGCCCACTCAACTTTGCCTTTACTAATCCTTGAACCTCAATTGCGAGCAAATCCATCTCCCTGCGCAATGCATCGTGCACACGCGTGCCTTTCTCCTCCAACTTGATAAGGATGGCATCATCACCAATCAACTCTACATTGAAGTTGCTCATGCTGGTATCACATTCCTGTAATTCTGAAGCATCGCCTTGGTATCTGGGCTCAAATCATTTGGAGAATAAGAAACAGTTTGTTGGCCACCAATCTGCTGCGAGGTGATTCCGATGCGTTGACGTCTTTTAAATTTTGCTCCAACAAGTTCATTGCATGCCTGTGCAATATCAACAGGCACCGTAGCATACCCAGCCGTGTAAGTGATAAATATATTCCTGATGCCTTTATTGAAATACAAAGGCCCAAGAAGATAGACTGTGGCCAAGGTGTCATCAAAAATATACCCATCAAGAATTCCATCTGGCGATGGAACAATGGCAATGCCATTTGAACTCAGCGATGATATGGCTGTGATTGGCCAATTGCGCACTTGAAGGAATTGCTTGCCATTGCCATTGTACTTCTCGGTGTAGGTTGCAGTGAGGATTTGCCGATTGAACCAATTGATCAAGAATGCGCTTGCAGATGTGATTATATTTGCCAGCAAAGCATCATTGGCAGTATCTGTAAGCGGAATGCCAAGCCAATTCTTGGCATCATTCAGAATAGTCAAATCGCCAGCAGCCACAATCTACTCCTTGACAAGTGCGAGCAAACTCACTTCAATGCGATGATCTTCGCCAGCTGCATCAGTGAGGGTTGCTGTGCCATTAGTGTGCATTGTTTTTACAACGCCAACAACTGGCTCATCTTCTCCCTCATAGGTGAAGGTGACTTTTGATCCCTTGCTGATGGCTTCATCAGCAACAGGCGCATCCTCTTTATGAGGCGTCAAGCCGTGGCTGAGCGCTGTCTGGATATGATCATGTGGAACTTCCACAATGCCATTCACAACATCAAGCTCAAACCCAGCAGGATTGAATCCATATGCATCTTTCGGCAATTTCATTTTCATGATGTACTCCTTTAT